TCGTCTTGTTGATTTCGTTCACACCCAACAACAGCATCAGACAACTGAGCGATAGCATGGCTGCCACGCAACTGAGAAAGGCTGGTATTTCCTCCTTCTTCATGTGACCTACCTTCTGGCCTCCTTAGATGGGACACTACAACGAGATGGATGCCTGTCTCCTCAACCAAACTACGGAGCTTCGTCATAGTGTTGTCGATCATCCTGCGTTCATCGCCCGCCTCAAGGGCACTAACGACAATACTGAGGTGGTCGAGGAAGATGTACTTACAATCCATAGCCCTTGCCATGTAGCGAATCTGAGAGATCAGGTTGCCGGGATCGATAGAACCCCAGTGATCATAGACAACCATGCGACCTGATCCGACAGTCTTATCAAAGGCTTTCTTCTTCTGATCATCAGTAATATTATCCCGCTTCCAATAATGAATCGGGCAGTTCATCTCAATACCCATAATATGTTCAGCAGTTCGGCGTACTGACTCCTCAAGAGCCACATAGCCCACCTTCTGTCCCATATCCAGCAGGTAATGTGCCCACTCACGGGCAATACTGGACTTACCAATGCCGGTACCCGCAGTCAGGACAACAAGCTCCCCACCCCGCATACCGTGCAGCTTCTCATTGAGGCCCTGCCATGGGTACGGAATGCTCTTCCTATTATCTACCTTACTAACTACTTCCCACAGATCCTCGCCGGGGATGACGCCGTCAGGTCTGAAGGTCTTGGCACCATAGATCGAATCGATCAGCTCCTTGACCTTACCCTCGACCAGACAATCATTGGCATCCTTGCATGGCATCGCCGTGACCAGCTTGGCCTTGCCGGGGGACAGGATTGCTGCCGCCTCCTTGGCTGCCTCTCGGCCTTGATCGTCTTGATCGAAGCAGAAGACAACCTCCTCGAATCCCTCAAGCCATTGCAGGTGCTTGGCTACATACTTGGGTGCCGACTTGGCCCCATCAGGTACGGACACACAGGTGGCCTTGTTGTTGAAAACTCTGGACACACTGAGTGCATCAATCTCACCCTCAACAATAATAGCCATCTTGCCCTTGTTGCGGCACAGGTGCTGACCATACAACGTAATATTCTTATGGTCACCGATCCACCTGAAGGTCTTGTCTGGGAACCGCAGCTTCTGGGCTACGATCTTTCCGTTCTTGTCCCTGTAGTTTGCGACCTGAACAGGGCGGCCATTCATACTACCTACCCCGTAGTCCCACATCTTGCAGGTTTTCTCGTCAATATTCCTCTTCGTAAGCGAAGTGGACTCGAATTCAATCAATCCAGTCATAAGTTGAGTCTCCTTTTCAGCCTTAACCTCGCCGTCTCCTGACTCATAGTAATTACAGCCAGAAGAAAAGCAATAAGCATGTCCGTCAGAATACCTAGCTAAGTTATCCTTACTCCCACATTTCGGACAACTCTCGTGTCTCAGGAATTGAGTCAATCCTTTTTACCTCCAATAAAATCCCAGTCACATCACCGTACCGTTTAGACATTGACGCCCATAGTATTTGATCATCGTCCCACCACACAACCTCGTTGAGAACATCGAGAGTCTTAAAGTAATTATCAACATCACCTCTAGGGGCCAACCGCTTGGTCTTCTTAGGGTGTGCAATAGTGAACTCAGCAGACACAGCAATAGGTCCTTCCAGAGGAAACTCAACAGGCATGTCGATAGCGGACAAGAGCAGTCCGGCTGTCTTACGGAACTCATTATACTTTTTCCCGTAGTAGACCCTGCCCGACCTCCTCGCCATCCTTGGTCTAGAGGCCGGTACAGGGTCCACGGGAATAAAGATTCGCCACGAAGAGTCACACTTGGTGACTACGATCTCAGAAGTCGTGTCCTTCATCGGTATGGATTACCTCACTATTTTTATTAGTGTCGGTCTCTCCAGTACTGACAAATCCTTCTACTGTGTCGAACTCCCAAGCACCGGCACCAGCACCGCCGTACTCAATGAGATTAAGACACTGAACACTCTTGAGTCTGAGAGTGACGCCGACACCAATAGTCGGACTATTGTAAGGCACAACCTCACAGCCAACCCGGATGTTGGAACCGCCTCCGATGTTCTCGGTCATAGGACGCAGTTGGGAATCAAACAACGCAGGTCGCTGCTCCCAAGTGTTGGCACCTGAGCCGCCGATGGCCTTGAGCTTGAACTTGATGGCGACATCTCCGGTCTCGTTGCCGTCATCATCAATGTGATCCTTGATTGGAAGGGGCGCTTTCTTCAGCTTCTTCTTAGGGTTGTCACTCTGAAACTCTTCCATAGCCTTGTCGGCCACACCTTGGATCGTATCAATGAACGTCTGAGCTTCATCCTTAGGAATAACCAGCTCGACCTTATAGACACCGTCCGCATCGAACTTAGTGTCTGGTTCATTAAGCCATGGATATCGAGCGATACCTTCAGGCGACGTAACAGTAACGTGTTTCTTTTTTCGCATATACAACCTTTCTAATTCCAATAATACTTAGAACATTTAACATCATCGATGTTCAGTTTACCTGTAACAGGTAGTTGGGGCATGTCCGCTTCCGGGGGTAGTAGAACTGAAACGGTCTGAGCGAACTGATCGAGAATGTTTTCACTGAATATTTCAGCAGTTGACTCTCTAACGCACCGACCGAGCTTGTCTACATTAGACGCATGTACGTTTATCTCATCATGAATTGCGAACACGCTCATGATACCAGCGTCGTAACCCATGTTCAAGGTTCTACCCAAGATTCCGCCAATTCCATCAAGAGAATGGATGAAGTTAGCCACGATGGCATTAATAGTTTTCCTCATGTTTGCCTGACCGTTCGGTATGTTGATACGGTGATTCAATACAGTGCCGTTGACCAAAGTCTTAACCGCGTATTTATTTTGTTTCTCATACCGCATCTTCACAGGAAAACCTTGAGGTGTTGTCCATCGAGGTATTACATCATATTCAACACACAGCCGAGCTACAGATCTGAGCCAGCTCATCAGAACCAAGGCTGATCCAACAACCTCACTGATTGATTGCCAGATTTGATCCGCCAAATAATGACAGGGCCTATATGTTTCAGCCCCAAACGGGTTCTCTTTGCCGGATTTTAATTGTTCATAGAACCACTCAACGGTGTACTCTCGACATGAATATAAAGTAGATCCATATGAAAGAGTCATGGTGGGCCTTTTAGTAGTCTTCCTGTCTACCCCGAACTCAAGCCACTTTTTAGCGTACTCATTATTTACATCTTCATACAGTAACCTCCTCGTGTTGTCTGAAACACTTCTGTAAGGATCTCCGGGGACTTTGCTGTCCAAGACGTTGCACTCTTTG